CGCCTCTGACTTAAGTATTTGCGCGGCTTTACGGGCTACTCTATACGCGTCATACTCTTCATTGCCAGTTGAAGTCAGGTTGATGGTCACGTTTGGCACCGCCGTTCCGCCGTAAGGGTCGATCCACCCTGCCGATTGCGGAGTAAACGACTCCGGCCCGCGCTCGCCAACAAGATAAGTTGAACTCGGGTACACGGGTCCACCGAGCGCGCGCATGTCGGCGCCCGTCCCGGCTTTATGTGCCGGCGTCCAGCTGCCAAGACCGCCAAGCAACTCTAGCAACCCTGGCGGCAAGCCGCTTATATCAAAATCAATAGCGACCTTAACATTCTCAGGCATTCCCATAAGGTTCGTGTAAAGGTCGCTCGCTTTTCTCGCGGCTTCGTCCAATTCGCCTTTCATCGGGGCAAGCCCTTCATCCACGAGCTGCTGCAGCGCGGCTTTATATGCCGCCTGATCTCCAGTATTGGCAAACGCCTTATTCGCCGCGTCTACGCCTTCCTGTAGCATCTGCGCGTTTAGCGCGCTTGTGCCCATGACCTCATCCATGATCGCCAACCCTTGATGCCCAAGCTCTGACGCCAGCGGAATCTCTCTTCCGAGCGAACTTACGACCTTGCTCGCTGTGTTGTTCACCCACTCATCCATCGACTTTGAGATTTCTTCGTAGCTTGCCATCGTCTGAACCAGCGCGTCCTGTGTTTCCCGCGCCGATTGCATCTCTGCTGCCAGCGCGTTCGCTGTACCATCAATCGACGGGATGAGATCGTTGCGCCGGAAGTCAGCCCAACTTTTGGTGAGGTTGATCGCGTTCCCCTGTTCCTTCCACAATTTGTTGATTTGTTTTGCCGCGTCCTCTGAGCTCAACCCGATTTCCTTCACAAGTCGGTCGTATTCATCCGACATCCATCGTATGGATTCAATCGTGGCGCTTTCGTTGATTTCTATTCCGCGTCCCGCGGCCATTTTCCGATAGCTATCAGCCACGAAGTTTATTTCAACGCCCACTTCACGCAGCTTACTAGTCAGCAAGCCGATTTCCTGTCCTTCGCTCAGGGTTTTTATCGCTTCGCCCAGCCCACCGGCAAGCCCGCCTTCGCCGTTGACCCCATCTGTAAAGTCTGTCCAGCGGCGCTTCATGTTGTCCATCAGGTTAGCCCAGCTCGCGTCGACTTTTGCCCATTGCCCTGCGCTGGTATCCGCGATATGTCCAACGGTCGCAATTTGCGCTTCAGCCTGCTGTAAAAACGCTTCGGTAAAGGCTTCGCTCTTTGAGAGCCCTTGCGCCATCAGCCGGTCAACGCGCTCCTGAAACCCGTCGACCGCAACGCCCAGCTGGTCAAAGCGCATGGTCGTTTGATTCGTCAGCGTCAGCACAAGCTGATTCATGTTCATGCCAAGCGCGCCGGCAACTTTCGTCAGGCGCACCGCTTCATCGTGCGTTTTTGCCAGCCCTAGACTGAGAAAATCGGTCGCGGATGTCATTAGCTCTACGTCAGACATTGTTCCGCGTGTCGCGCTCCTTAAATCATCCAGCAGCGCCCTTGATGTGGTGCTGATCGACTCAGAAAGGCGGTCGAATTTGCCGGCGGTAAACTCTATCTGCGCGCCTTCTTTAGAAAAGTCGATGCTCTTTTTTATCACTCCTACAGCGGCGGTTATCGGTATCGCAGCCGTGGTCACCATACCGACCGCGCCCTGCCACTTCTTCCCGAACTCGACCAAGTCAAAGCCCCCCGCCGCGCTCATGTCTCTGGTAGCCTTAGACGCGGCTTTCGTAGTGGCTTGTTGCTTTACCAGCACGCCGTCGATTTTGTTAAGCTCAGCAAGCACTCTTTCGACACCCTCGGTGGCGACTGCGATCGATAGTTCAGTTACGCGCATGCATCACCTCTTTCGTCATAACTTCTGCTTGCACTATGTTTCTTATCTCCATAGCCGCGCGATAGCCTTCGTAGTACCATGCCGGCTTTTGCATCAGTTCCCATGCTGGCACTCCCGCCCATCTGGCAACCGCGCACAGTTCATACAGCTCCCACGCTTCCGGCGCTGGCGGCTCGTACAGGTCTGGCGCTGCCAGATAGGCGGCTATGCTTTTTTTTCGTCATCGCTCATCGCTCTGTCAGCATGGATCGCGCTCAGAATGGTTGTAAGCAGGAAGAACGGGACTTCGTTCTTCACCAGCCCTTCAACAGTGATCGGTATCTCGTTGTCGTTGTCGTCGGTCAAATCCCATCGCTTCACCAGTCGTACAAACTGTGTGAGGATCTGCTCGTCTGTGGTTGCGTCCCGTATTTCTCTCAGCAGCCCGATGGTTATCGCCTGTGTCCAGTACTCGACATTGACGGGGTATTTCTGCTCCCCGACCGTGTACACGATCTCCAGCCGTCGCGCGTCCTTTGCCAGTTCACTTATTTTCATAAGCCTCCTAAAGCGTCGCCAAATCGGTAACGACTTCGATCTGAAGTGCCTTATCCCATGTCGTATCGTGCACCGGCAGCAGTCCGTACTCGATTTTCAGCACATTCTCATCCGGCGAAAAATCACCTGGCGCGTTGACGATCGCTGGAAAATCGAGCTGGAATGAGTGCTTATAGGTACCCGCGATTTTCGCGCCTTCTGCCTTTACGCGGAACCACTTCTTTGCGCCGCTGTACAGGTGCTTCATGAACGCCATGCCCGTTGTATCAGTCGCGAGTCTTAGCTTCGCGCTATAACTCGGAGCGCCTTCGACCGCGTAGCATTCCGCGCCGACAGGCCATGCCAGCCCGAACTTGTTCGTCAGGCTCCACTGCATGCTAAAGCTTCGGTTCAGTGCCGTCGCGCTATCGAGCTGCGCTTGCGTATCAGCCGTGTAAAACTTCAGTTCGATCGGGCTGATCGGCTTCGGGTCGACGCTGGTCGGGTTAGTCGTCATGATGATGTTTCCGCCGCCATCCTCCTCTACATCCAGCTTCCCGCCGACACCCGTGCCGCTCACTGTAACGCCGTTGCGGCTGAAATCAAGCGTCAGCCCGCTTACCCGGCACCCGCTCATGCGCCATGCTGTTTCTGCGTCGCCCTGCTCCATCGTAAACGTCTTGACGGTATCCGCCGCGTCAGTGTCGGATGTGAACACCCACTTGTAAGCGGTTGACGTGCCTTGCTGCACCGGAGTCGCTCCACTTAGCAAGCCAGAGAGCAAGTACACGATCTCGTTATACGTTAGCTTGCCTTCGATGCCGAACTCGCCCCACATCTTGTTGAGCGTTGTAAAGTAGTTGTATTTGCTGCCAAGCGGAGCAAACGGTTCTTCCTCGACTCTCGCACCTGGTTTCAGCGATACCGCTACCAGCTTCTTGTTTGCCGCAACCTTCGTGCCCGGCGTACTTTCGATACCGATTTGTACTGTCTGGAACACGGCGGCCTTAGTTGTATCTGTCATGTTTCACCTCACTTTGTGTGAATCACAAAATCTTGAATAATGCTTTTGATGATCGCGCCGTCTGGCTTCGCCTCTGGCTGGTCCATCCCCATTTCGTACGTGCAACTGACAATGCCGTCAGCCGCCTGTTTGTGCAGTAGCGACCGTATGCGCTCCGCCGCCGGTCTGATGCGAGTGTATGAGCTCGCATCGACCAGCTTGACCTGCCATCGCTCAGCGTCCATGATGTTGTCTCGATACGCATTGTCGACCGGTATCATATCAATGGACTGAAAGACGATCAGCGGATAGGTTGCAGTAGACGGCGCAACGTCACGATAGACGCGTGCTCCCACCACCGCCGCGATCTGCGAGTCGTTCTTCAGCGTGTTGTAAATCCAGGTGTCCGGTCTCATAGCGTCTGCGCCAGTCTGTTCATTGCCGCAACATATCGCGGTCCGTGATAGTCAGCCGACCGCCTCATGTACGATCGTGCCGGCATCTTAGACGTGCCAAACTCGACATACCCCGCATACTCCATATTGGTGCTTACCTGCCCAGTAAAGTCGCCTACTTCAGCATAGATGCTGTTCCACAACGCACCTGTATCAACGGGCACCCAGTGCTTAGCTGAAGTTTCGATGTCGTAGCAGGTCTTTGAGATGATGTCCTGCACGCCGCGCGGGAAAGACGCGATGATCTCCGGCAGCCTGTTGTACGTGATGTGTGTTTCGACTCTCACATCCACGTCAGCCTGCCTTGCTCACCAGCACACGCAGTGCGGTCATAGTCGACTTGTTCCGGTTCATCCATTGCACGCGATAGTTGATACCGTTGATCTGTATCTGGTCTGTTTCCAGCAAAGCGGTTGACGCGGGCATTGTGATGACGTTGACCTCCGCCGTTTCCAGCTTCGATGCCTGAACGCGTTCCATCTCGCCCTTCGGTTCGCCCAGTCTGGCGTTGACAGTCGCGATGGTCTTCCACGGTACGTCAACCGTTCCGTGCTCGTTCTCGGTCGGTGTTGCCTGCCTTTGGATGTAAGCCGTCTCGGGCAGGTTCAGCTCTTGCGTCTTACGCGCTTTTGCCACCTGCTTGCTAGATAAGATACTCGTGGTCATCTCGAATCATCCTTACTGTCTGAGCCGCTCCATAAAGCGGTGATCGCGATCGATACTCGGCTGCCAGTTTCAGCAAGCTGCTGCTCTCGCCGGCAAAGTTGAAGCTGCTGCCATCAGCGCTGAAACTCGTGATCTCCGAGCCGACTCGTGCCGACATCAACACCAGCAGTTCAGCCGCGGCGGCATATACGTCATACGCCCAGCCGCTCAGCGTTACCGAGCTATGCGACTCTGCAAAAGCCCAGTAGCCATTCAGCGGTTCCGCTGTCTCCGGTAGCGGTGTTAGTACAGTTGCGCCCTCTTTCAGGACCACGCCATCCTCGAAGTGCCGGAAGTGCGTATACCATTCTGACGATGGCACCAATCCATATGGAATCAGGTCAATACCGATGATGCGATCTCGCGCGCTGTCCAACTGCGCCTGAATGTCATCATCGCTGAATTGCGGCGTTGCGCCAGCCGGATCGTTGATCAGCCCGCGTACCAGTGCGATCAGGTTTGCCATTGTTGCTCTTGCCGCCATAGTCTCGCTCCGTGTGGCTTTGGAGCGGGGAAGGAAAGGAGAGGAACCTGCCCCGCTCTGTCAGCCGAATTGATTAGAATACGATCCAGTTGATCACGTCGCCGGCGGTGACTTTGTAGGTCGAACCATCCTCAACCGCGATCACACCAGCGGTCACACTTGGTTTTGAATCTGCGCCAACAACTACACCAGCGCGTACAATCTGCACAATGCAACCAACCGCGTCAACTTTGCCGGTGGCGATAGACGCTTTACCCGCCTGGTCGTCGCCAGAAACGGCGGTATAGGTTCCGCCGAACGGGATCTTGCTTGCCCAGTCAATTCCTGAAATAGCCATTATTCACCTTCCATCCAGATGATATAGCCGTTGATTTTGCCAGCCGTGAGAGCGGCAGTTCCAACGGTGACGGTGACAGCCTTTGCAGCCGACAGCTTGATAGGGGCAGCCTTGAGAGCCGCCATCGGAATTTGTGCCGCCAGCGTCAAATTCGCTTCCGCGCCTTCCGTAGTAGTCAAGACGTCAGCAGCGGTTGCCAGGTGAATTGCAATGGTCGCGTTTTGGGTTGCCGAAGTGACAGCCGCGATAACGTCCAGATGCCCGCCGATCACAATGGCATTGTCAGGGATAGTCACCGCCAACGGGTGAGCCCCCACAGTCTTATTGCTTGCCGGTTCAGTTCCGGCGTCGTTGACCGCCGTGTCGAACACGAACGGGGTGACATGTAAACCGGCCAGCGACTTCAAAGACTGGAAGTTATCGTCCGCGTCCTTCAGCCAGCCTGCGCCGGATAATGATTTGATTGTTGCCATAGAATTTATCCTTTCTTCTTGGCTGATTTACGCGCCTTCGGCTCTTGCACCGCTTCAGGCTGAGGTTGGTCTTGAGTCGGCATTTCTACCGACTCTGTGACCTCAACTACGGGTACGTACCCGGCATTCAAATAGCGCTGCGCGTCTGCCGCGCTGACGTCAATTGTTATGCCGCAGTGGAACAGTCTCATCTCGCCCTCAATTATGAGGATTTCTTGTGCAGGTAGATGCCGTCGAGCTTGTTGGCGTACACGAATGCATCGTGATAGATGCGATACTGCACCAACCAGCCGTCGGTGGTCTGGTTCTGCTCTGGAGTGAAGACCTTCAGCGCGGCATGTTTCACAACTTGCAGCACAGCCGAAGGGTGGATGATCATGAAGTTGATGTCCTTCGCGCCAGCAGACTTGGCATAGCCGCCAGCGTCCACATCCGAACCAGCGTTCAGATCAATCGAGCTGTAGAAACGGGTTTGAGGAACCATCACCACATCCATGCCGCTGTAGCGCATCACGCGCTTGTCAACGGAATTGTCGTTGCCCAGGAAGCGAGACACTTTGCCTTCGAGCCAGTTCAAGCATTGGTCTGAAATGTAAAGAATACGACCTTCGCTGGGAACTTCGTCCTTGTCGAGTTCGAATTTGGCAGTGTCAATGGCGGCGACAATTGAATTTGCGTCGAGATCGGCAGCCGTGCCGTTG